CTCTTCTTTCAAGATTACTTTCTCTTATTCCCTTTTCTTTTGGTCCATCAGCAGCTTTTCTATTTGCCTCAAAAAAATAAGCATGATTTAAATCTGTTGCCATAAATTTTATTTTACAACGTTCACCATTATCACTATCATGTAAAAGATCATTTTTATCTGTACATAATTTACCGGCAGCACCAGATCTAGCCAATGACAAAGTTAAATCTGATATTTTCTTTATAGATGCCTCTGGTTCTATACCTCCGGATTGTGTTTCAGTTTCTACGCCCGTTTCAGGTTCAGGTAATGTAAGGGGTGTATCATCTCTAATAATATAACTATAACCTGTGATATCATATCGCATACGTGTCATATCATGAGTTATTAATTTTGAAGCATACATACCGGCGCGCAAGTTATCAACAATATCAAAGAGTCCATCAATTTCATATTCTACTGCAATATTAAAACCATTTACGATATCATCTGGGTTTAACATTGGGCTAGGCTTTGCATATATATGTCGCTTAGGTTCCCGTTTAAAAATTGATTCTAAACTTTCAAATCTAAAATTAGATAATGTTTCATAAAACATATACAATGCACCACCTGTTTGTTGTGCCGGTGGAACATCGCCACGTGCTTGCGCAACATTTTCTTCTTCCGGTTCATTAAGAGATAAAGCCTTTTCCGATAAATCATTAAAAATATCAAATGGTTTTTTAAAAGGAAACGTAATATCATGAGTACCTTCAGTTGGTTCAATAACTAATGGTTTAACTTTACTTTTTCCAACATAACTATTATACTCAGTCTCCAAAGGCTTAACAATATTTTTTTTATAAATGTCCTTAATAACATTATCAATTGAACTTTTTCTATATCCCTTACTTATTCTAGTTTTTTCATTAATAATTGCTTCTACAGAAACACAATGTAAAACATAATTTTTAACTCTTTCAGATGATGATACTATAGGTGACATTTTTGTCACTCTAAAAACTTTCTGAATAATACCATCAAATTTATTACTTGTTGGGGAACCTGCAGTAGCGGTGACACCAGCAGTAGCCGCCACAATTTCAATAAATTCCTCACCAATAAGAGGAACCAATTCTCTTAGTCCGTATGATTCCACTATAGACAAATCCATTAATATATAAGGTGTACTTATATCTTCATATATAGTTACAGTATCAAAAGTTGGAGTTAAATCAATCGCGGCATCTACATTAGGCGACAAAAGAACCAACTTTTCAATCTTATAGTCTCCGGGAGACCGTGACCCCTGAGTAGCGGTTCCATCTTCTATCGGTGATGTTGTGGGAGTTCTATCTGTTTGCAACCAATCATATCCTTCCCCTGTTCCTTCTGCATCTGTTCTTCCTGCCATACTTTACGTTCCATATCGTTTTGATTGGGCTTCTTTAAAAATGCCTTCAATATATTGTTTATCAATTATTTTAATTTGTCTATTTCTTTCATTTATTTTAAATTCATAATCATATTTTGTTATTCGACTTCTTTCCGTATCATTTAAAGATGACCATGTTTCATTATCAACTACAACTTTTATTTCTCTTACAGAATCTGTTGCTGGCTGTATAATTTGATGATATTCATGAATAACTTTTCTTGCGCGTTCAGCTGTACCATATTTACTTTGAAGTAATTTTCTAAAATCTTGACTACTCAAAGGCCAATCAAAATAAGGATTAAACATCCTATTTGCTAAAAATATAATCCAATCATATTTAACATCTCCATAAATCAAGAATGATGTTATATCCGGTCTTTCGCCGTCTCCGATAGTATGTAAATCAAACGTTACGCCTTTATCTATAACGTTCTGCTTTATTAGATTTCTAACAAATATATCAACTGCAGTTGAAGTCTCAAAATATTTACTTTTTGTTATATTATATTCTAATTTTGGTAAATAACTAAAATAAGACATTAAAATCCGTTGCTGACCATCTCTTTGGTCATAATTATTGTTTCTGTAAATGTAAGGGTCATCTTAACTTCAAACGGGTGATTATTCTCAAAAAAGAATGGAATACCGGCAGCAGCATAATTAACCACACAAGCATTACATACACTATCTGATATTTTAAAGGGTGTATCCTTTCCTTTTAGCGAACTTCCTGATCCTCCACCATGACCAAAATTAATTTTAAATTTACTTGGAAATGAAAAAAAGTTTGATCCTGCTCCCCTTTTTGATTCGGTTCCCGTAGAGGTCTGAGAGTTAGTTACATGAGAATCTGTATAACCCGGTAATGTTGCCATCCTAAATCTCTTTATAATAAGATCGATCGTCTCTGATTCCTCGGCTGATTTTGCTATCATGGGAAATTCAAAAGTAAATTTTCTAAATTTTCCAGGTCCTTGATATAATAAAGACATTTTAGGATTAATAGCAACATTTAAACCACCGACAGCTCTTTTTAAAAAATCATTTTTCTTTATCATCTGTGCGACGCCATGCTCTGCTATACTTTCACCAGTACTTTGATTCATTCCTTTTGTAATTCCAGCTAAGGCAGTTGCAACATTTTTTTCTGTACCTTCACCCGATGTAAAATAAGGCTTTAAGCCGGCTGAAGCCTTAGCAGCTGTTTCAGTTAATACTGTTCCTAATCCTTCTTGCTCAGCGTATATAGCTTCGGCGGTAGTAATCATTGCTTGGGCACTCATAGGAAGGGCTATTGAAAAATCTGCTGTTGGAGAATATGTTCCTCCAAATTGAGAAGGATATGCTGTAAAATCTACCCAATGAGCTTCGGTTCCCTTCATAAGATCTGCTGGATATACTAAATTTTTATTCGTCTCTGCGTCCATGTAAAATTTTCCTATTATTCTTGTATAAATAGCCTAATATATTAAATTATTTATAACGAATTGATATGGCTTATAAAGGAAAGTATAAACCTAAAAATCGAAGCAAATATAAAGGCGATCCTACTAAGATAATTTATAGAAGTTTGTGGGAAAGGCGCTTTATGGTGTATTGTGATGAGAATCCAAGTATTATTAAATGGGCTAGTGAAGAAGTAGTAATTCCATATAGATCCCCACTTGATAGAAGGATACACAAATACTATCCAGACTTTTGGGTAAAAACTAAAAAACATGACGGTCTTATAGAAATTTCCTTAATTGAAATAAAACCTAAGAAACAAACTGTTCCCCCTAAAGATACTGGAAGAAAACGAAAAACTGGTAGATTTTTATTAGAAATGAAAAGATATGGGGTTAATGAAGCAAAGTGGAAAGCAGCAAGTGCAGTTTGCAAAAAGAAAAATTGGAAATTTGTTATATTAACCGAGGATCAATTAATGTCTAAATAATACATGGCACTAAAACTATCAAAATTAGCAGATAACGCAATTGAATGGTTGCGAGAAAAATTTAATACACTTCGTCAGGAATTAACTGTCGGTAGATCACGGATGGCTAAAGATCCATATAAAATTATATCAGAAGGCACTAAAGAAAAAGAAATAAAATTGGGTCATATGTATTTCATGAACTATGATCCTAAATGGAAAAATAAGTTACAATATTATGATAGATTTCCATTAGTTATTCCAATTGAATCTTGGCAAAGGGGTTTTATAGGAATGAATTTTCATTATCTACCATATGCTTTAAGAGAAGCATTAATGAAGAAATTAATCGCCAGAATTAATTTAAATGAGGATGATTCAAGAACTTATATAGACATTTCTTACAACGATGTAAAACCTTTTATTAAATATAAAGAAGTTAAACCAACCATACATAAATACGATATAACATACTCTTCAGGTACGTTTATACATGTTACTGCTGATGAATGGAATACAGCGATACATTTACCTGTTGAAGATTTTAGAAAAGCCAGTAAATCACAAGTCTGGATGGATAGTCGAGCAATTATAAAGGCCTTATGAATACGACAGATTTTTTAGCTAAATTGGATGATCAGGGTGGTATAGCCCCAATGAATAGATTCGTGGCAATGATAAGTCCACCGGGTGGGGTTACAGCACCTACAGGACTTGTTTTCTTTTGTAATCAAGCTCCCTTAGGCGCAAGAACAATAGCTACTTCAGATTTAAAACATTATGGCCCTGTTCGTAAAATGGCAAGAGAAAATACTTACACTGAATATCAATTACAATTTATCATTACTAATGCATGGGAAGCCAGAAACTTTTTCATTAGATGGATGGATTATTGTGTTCCAACTGAAACTGGAAATATGAGATATTTTGATGATTATAAAGGCGATATATCTGTGTTGGCATTTGATCAATCCAATGAATCGTTTAGCGAAGAAGAAGCAACGACAGGCACTAGATATACGGATACATTCCCAATAAATGTTGATGCTATCACGTTAGGATGGGATAATAATAACACACTTGGTCAGTTTAATGTAAACTTTGCATGCCATAAATGGACCACGATATAATTTATTGAATTGGAGATATTATGAGTTTACCAGTAATAGATAATCCGACCTATACGATCAAATTACATAGCGTAGATAGGCCGGTTAAATATAGACCTTTTCTTGTTAAAGAAGAAAAGATTTTATTAACAGCACTTGAAGGTGGAGATACACAAGATATTGTCACTGCAACTAAACAAATTATTAAAAATTGTTGCCTTGATGAGGATCTTGTTACAAATGACCTACCAGCATTTGATGTTGAAATGTTATTTTTAAATTTACGAGCGCGCTCGGTAGGTGAAATAATAACAGTTGGGATGAGACACCCAACAGCCGATGAAAAAAATGGATGCA